CAGTGATAGCCGTCTCCATCTCAGTGGCCTTGGACCGGATAGCTGCACGCCAAGTTGCAATGTTCGCCGGGATTGCGTCACCAGTGTCAGCGTTGCGGATCACGGCCCAGTCAGTCTGGGCAAGCAGTGCGCCCTGTTGCGCTTTGACTTCTGCAATCAGGTTCGACTTGACGCCCTTGGTAACGACCTGAACGCCGTCTTCCATGATCGGATCGCCGTTCTCATCGACTTCGTTTACGTCGTCCAGCGACTTAGCCGTGCTGTTGACCGTGCCGTCGTCGTTGTAACTCCAGTTGTACAACCGGCTATCCGGCGCAGGTTGCTGCACTATCTCGGTAATACCAAGCTCTGCTTTCCGCTCTGCGCTGTACGTGTGCCAGCTTGCCGGATGCGTCACGCCGGTCTGATCGGTCCACGCCTTGCCCGGTCGGATTGTCTGCCCGTGGCAGCATTTATAGATTGTCGTCATGTGTGCCTCCTATCGGGCAGTTGCTGTTTTGAACGGTGATTCGGCAAATGCCATGTATAGATAATTTGATGATGCTTTATTTACGAAGCCGTCAGTTGCTCGTAGCTTGAAACCATTTGAAAGAAAATCGGCATAAGCACTTGATGCTGTCGTTTCCGCAGCGGAGGTGTCGGGTCTAAGCACCGACTCGACTACATTATATGGATCACGGGCCGAGTCTCTAATGCCCCAAGAATTTGTTCCTAGATTTGTGTATTGTTTCCATAAGACAAAAGCAGGTTTGAAACCTGTATAAATAAATGCACCATTAGTGGAACCATTGCCGGTGTAGCTGCCGAATTTGCTAAAGCCTTCTACTTCTGCAAACGAATACATTACATATGTATAGCCACTACCATTTGTGGTTACATGGTCATGTAATTCAACAACAGAAGAAGTAGGTGCGGTGTTATTCCAGTAAATGTCTAAGGTAAATGGTGCTGAAGTAGAATTCAAATAAATCCCCTTAGTCCAGCCCATGCTGTCGTGACCAACAACCCAGTTTTCACTATTCGAACGGCTTTTAACTATAACCATTTTTGGCGCAACACCTAGACCATGTCCGACTGTAGCACCAACCGTAGCGTTTCCTGTGTATGTAGCAATACTGAAGCCACTTGTCGTATCAGCCGACACCGTTGACGTGATGCTGCCATCAGTGTTGCTGCTGCCGCTGGTGCCACCAGCTTTCCACTGCCACCCAACGTGCGTTTGACCGCTGCCGTTTGTGACAGCCCACGAACCTAAATCAAATCCATCGGAGTTGAATGCGGTAACACCTGATTGTGTACCTTCTGTTCCAGCGGGAGAAACTTTAAGATATTTAGTAGTGCCACGCACTTCGTCAAAAACAACATGCTCTTGTAAGTTATTTCTGCCTTTCGACCAAATCCATCCGGGCTGAAACGTACTATTGCCATCTTGAGTAATAGTCTGCGTCGAACCGTTGCCATTCCAAAGAGAAATTTGGAAGTACGCCGAAGGATCGGCAATGGTTGGGTCGTCCATATCGGATGTTCGCAGCAAGCTAAATCCTGTGGGCTGATGCGATATGCCGGTTGAGCCAAATCGTGCTTCCCATTTTTCGGTACTGGTAGCACCGTTTACGCTATACACCGGCATATACGTATCACCGGCAACTAGCGTCGTCGAAAAAGAGTGTATTTCCGTTCCGTTCTTATAGAACTTTACCGTGCCATCAGTATCAACTGAACAGCCAACAATATCATTTACTGCTACTGCCGAAACCGTAACGCTTTGGTTTGTGGTCTGGTAATAAACTGTGTTGGCATCGGTGACACGCCACATATAATCTGTGTCGCTTTGTCCACCCTCAAAGGTACTGTCGCTTTCTGGTCTGATCGTTCCGCCACTGCCGTTTACACGGGACAGGCCAAAATAAAGACGAGTGTTGGTCAGGCATTTACCCTCAAAATAAACCTTATCGCCAAGCTTAATACCTACCGTACCAATAGAACCAAACCAGCCGTTTGTGCCGGCAGAGGCTTCTAGGTTTCCATCCGCAAGGGTTACACTGCTGTGTTTAAGAAGAGGATTAAGCGTAGCGTAATTATCAGTCGGCGTATCCAACGTCTGATCAGCCGCAGTCAAGCCACTGCTGGTAAAGTCGTTGCCGTTGCCGCTGTCGTCAGCACCTAGATCAGCACTGTCAGCGCCTGTGATGTAATAGCCGTTTATTCCATAAGAGCCAGTGTAACGCACCGGCACCCACTGTCCGGTGTCAGCGTTGGTTTCACCGAAGCTGGTTGGGTCTAGTGCTTGGCCGTCTACAAAGTTAATTTCGGCTAGATAGCCGTCAAGAAATTGTGAATTACCTCCTTCTCGACCAACCTGAATTGCCTCACCAGCACCACCCGTGTTGAAGTTTGTGACATATCCAGATGACGGGTTTGTTTCCAGACTGAAATCAGTGATCCTTGATCCGTTGTGATAGATTTTAATTCTGTCAGCAGCGGTGCCGTTATCTGTATCAAAAGCAACTACAAAATGACTCCACGCCGAAACGTCCCGAAAAACTTGACTTGTAATTATGTCGTAGGCACTGCTTGCTTGGAAAACTCGAAACTGGTCGTCAGAGTCAAACCGTATGCCCTCATAGGTCGAGCCGCTTGCATCGCCGCCGTAGATACAGACTTGCGTAGCGCCTAATTTGCAACGCTTTACCCAAAATGAAAAAGTGCAATCAGTGCCGCTCGTCGGTGATCCGCTGTAACCAGACCATTCTAAATAAGCAGAATCATCGTCATTAAACCGGATCGACTGGTCGATGGTGTAACCGCCAGCCGCAGACGATTTAGAGTTGCCTTGGATTATTGACATCAGGCAAACACCGCGCTGGTGACCACATAGGCGTTCGTGCCGTCGTCGTAGTACGACAGCCAGTAGGTGCCAGCGGTGCTGATCGTGGTCGCCAAGTTTGCATCACCCTTGGTCGTAGCTGCCAAGCTGATCGCGTGACCGCCAGAGTTATCCAGCAAGATGTTGCCTGACTGTCCAGCGGTGTGGTTGGTGAACGTCAGAGTGCCTGTGCCGGTGGGGGTACATTTGAAGTTGTTCGTGGCGTTCTGATCAAACGACAAGTCATTGTCCGTAGTGATAGTTCCACGCTGGCTCACCGTGAACGTCTGTGCTGCATCGGTGACGGCGTTGTCTGCATCATACGCCTGTACGTCCGTGCCGATAGCCACGCCCAGGTTTGTCCTAGCGGTTGCCGCATCGCTGGCTCCAGTGCCACCGTCTGCTACAGCTAGGTCAGTAATTCCGCTGATCGAGCCGCCGGTAATCGAACCACCAGTGATCGAAACACTGCTGGAGTCCTGCGTGGCAATGCTGCCTAGGCCAAGGCTGGTCCTAGCGCCGCTTGCGGTGGTTGCATTGGTGCCACCGTTGGCCAGCGGAAGAGTGCCGGTAACTTGCGTGGTCAGGTCGATGTTACCACTTAGCTCACTGGTTGCTATGCTGCCGTATACAACATCTGTGCCATCAGACTTGAGGACAGTTCCTGAACTGCCGATGCCCAGCTTCTGCAAGGCACTGGCACCACGGGTAATAATATCACCACGTGTGTCCGTGGGATCACTAATGGCTCCAAGGTTGGTACGTGCTCCAGCAGCTGTGGTAGCACCTGTGCCACCGCTGGTTATAGGAACTGTGTCTAGGCTGACAGTCACGGCACCAGTGGCTTGGTCTACGGCTACCGGAGTTGTAGCTGCAATGCTGGCAACACCAGCCAGCGCACTGGCCAAGGTTGATTTACGAACCTTGAACGTCTGGCCTGCACTGATGTCTACAATTGGCAGAACATCATCATCGGCCAGATCAGCTTCTTCAAGTTCTGTAAGCTCTGTGATTTTTTTGTTAGTAGCCACTTACCCCTCCAACCAGCTAATAAATACGTTTGCGCTTCCGTTTGTAACAATTGCCGCTATTTTGTCACCGTCAGTTCCTCCGGGAGTCGTTGACGGACTGACTGTGATATAATTTTCGTCTCCATCGTGAATAAACGTGGACGTTCCGTCTGTTAGAGCAGTTGGATTTGTACCAACTTCAAAGAAAGTCAGCGGAGACCCGGAAGCTCCGTGACACGCGATTCTTGCCACGTTGCAGCCAAACGGAGTAGGACCAGATGCAACAGAGGTTCCAGAAGAAGTGAGCTGTTCGTTAGAATTGATACGATAGGCGTAGACGTTCTGGCGAGCCATTTATCCCTCCAAGAACGTAACGTTTACCGTGGCCGTTCCAATGCTAGCAATCTTTTCTCCATCTGTGGCACTGGGGTCGGTATCACCCTTGATCACAAAGTAAGCTGCATCGGCCGGGTCAATGCGCGTACCCGCTGCCGTGGCAGTTGGGTTAGGTCCGATTACGATATTAACAGCAGCACTGGTAGCAATGCGAGCAATGGTGCAACCAAAGGGAGCACGTCCGCTCTGCGCACTGGTGCCTGTGCTGGTGATATTCTCGCTGCTGATAATGCGAGAAGCAATGTTATTCTGGTAAGCCATGTCTATGCCTTTATGTTTTTGTCAGAGTTCATTTCAAATCCAAGCTCAATGCCTTTGAGCTTTAGTTCTTCGCGCTTGACCGCCATGTCGTGTTCTATCTCTACTCGCTCAAGTTCCAGCTTGGCTGCTTTGATTTCAAGTTCTTTTGCCTTGACCTCTGCTTCAAGCTGCGTGGCTTGCGCCTGTGTCATCATCGCTTGGGCTTGGACCTGTTGTAGCTGCTCTTGCGCACTCGGAGGCGGAGGTTCTGTGGGCGGCGTACTGACAAACTTGTCTACGTTCTTGATGCCCATCTCGTCGGCTATCTCGCGAACCAAGTTGTAGATGTTATCCGGCTGTACAATGCCTTGGGTCTGCTGTCCTACTTTTTCTATCAGGCTAGCAAAGTTGCTGATGTTCTGTAGACGGACATCTTGGTCACCGTAGCCAATGCCAACTTCGATGTCTACGTCTAGGTCTTCTCGCCAGCTGGCAGGATCAATCTGGAAGTAGTTATTGTTTAGCCGGACAACCTTCTTGCGGTCTTCGTACCGCTGGATCAGGTTGTAGATCGACTTGAACATATTCCTTACGCCGGTGTCTGCAAAAACCCTAGCTATTAGTTCCAGCCGTCCTTGGGCATTGGTCAGTGCAGCGGTGACTGCACCCGTGGTTACGTGCGTTTTCAGAACGTCTGCGCTAAGTCCCTGCGTCTTGGGATTAACACCAGTGCGACCACTTTTGATGTCTTCCCAGTATTGGAGCATCTGGAAGCTGTACGGCTGAAGGCTAGGCGTCTGGATCGGCTGTAGGGCATTGGGACTGCGCGTACGGACAATGCCACCCGGCCTGTTGGTCAACAGGTCGTCAATGTTGACTTGGCCTTCTACAACTTGGAACCTGCCGTTGTTGGACAGGTACATATTGTCTAGCAGATTTCTGGTCAGTGTAGACCGGATCAGCTGAATGTCTTCTACCGTTTCTGCCACAGACAGTCCGTAGAACTTGTGCGGAATCGGAATAGGACAGACGGTGCTGAACGGGATGTAGTCGATAGGTTCAATGTCTAGCAACTCTGAACCAGCGTGGCAGATTTTATGCAGCACACTAATTCCGCTGCCGTCCATGTCCAGCTTGACATAGGACTCGTATACTTGGACAACCATTTCGCTGTCAGCGGCAGCTTGATTAGGATATACGTCCGTGGAGTCATAGGAGTGTCTGGCCATGTACTCTTGGCTGGTGGTGATATCGTCTGCACCACCTGTGTAGCCGGGGAGGTCTTCCACCACGTCCGGATCAAATCCCATCTGGAGCAGTTCGCTTTTGGACTTGTGCGAACGATGGCAAATGAACCGAGCATCTTCTAACGTCTTGGCACCACGGTTAATCAGGAACTCTTCCGGTGGTACGTTTTCAATGGTGACTTTACCTTCCATCGATGTCCTTGCAAAGGTGACATCGTGGAAGACCTCTTCGACCTGCACTAATTCTCCGGTGAACGGATCAGGCTGCTCAGTGATCGTTACCGTTTCTTCATGCTCTACAACTTCTAGCTCGTCGTCTTGCTGGAGCAGCGAGTATTCCTGCTCTGTAAGGTTCTGATATGACTCTGTGGTGGTCTTTTCGACCTCTTCCCAGTAGTGTTTGACAATGCCAACCTTCTGCATCAGCGCGTCAAGGAACATGTTATATAGCACCATAAACCCGTCGTTCTGCTTGTAGAACACGTGATTTACGTACTTGGTGGCCTGTTCTGCGGTGTCCTCGTCCTCTGGACCCTCTGGTACAAACTTGACCACCCTGTCTCCAGCTGTGAAGATGCGCATCAGGCTAGGCATCATCCACATCAGGGTGTCTTGGACATCGGTGACTACGACTTGGCTACGTCCGTCTTCCTCGTTGCCAAACGGTTCTCCATAGAAATACTCCATGGAGCGTTCGCGCTGGGAGCTTATCTCGGAATCCATGTAGTCCGAGGAACCGTTGATCTCGCTTTCTACAAGACCAATGATCTCTTCTTCTGTCATATTATGAGCCATCAGGATTTCTTCTTCTTTTTCTTAGGAAACCCAGCTTTCATAGCTGCATAGGCTTTGTTGGAGATAGTGCTTTTGCTCTTAGGACGCGAGATGCCCTTTTTCTTGCGAGCATTGATGTTCGCATAGAGTCCTCGTTTAGCCACGTTTCTTCTCCTTATACCCGCTTGCGTAAGCTGCCCGTGCTTGCCTAGCTGCTCCAGCTTTGGTCTTATAGACCTTGCCTTTATTACCCCACTTGTAGCCGCCTTTGACTTTGCGGATTGGCAT